TGTAGGTCCTTGAATTCCTTGAGATCCTGTAGGTCCAGTTACGGTAGATGCCGCTCCTGTAGGGCCAGTGGGGCCAGTAGGTCCTGTAGACCCCTGAGATCCCGTAGGACCAGTAACATTGGACGCCGCACCAGTTGGGCCTGTCGGACCTGTAGGCCCCGTTGCTCCATTAGAGCCGATGAATCCAGGAGAACCAGTTGGTCCAGTAGCTCCAATTGGTCCAGTAGGCCCAGTAGGACCAAGAGGGCCAGTGGCACCACGCTGTCCAGGAACACCAGGAAGCAGGTCGATGTCTACTTCAGGCTGAACCTGGTCATTGGGAACTTGGTAGTCTGGGCTACTGTACGGAGGAGTAGGTACCGTAAGGATAGCCTCAGCACCATTTTGAAGCAGGCTGGTGTCTGTTTCTGGATACTTGGGAGCATCGGGATTAATCGGCATTAGATCACGGCCGTACTTCTACGAACAGTGAAGAAGTTTCCTCCAAGAACCTCTACCTTTGTCCCCGTTATAGGATCAACAGATGCTATCTGCCAGTAAGTTCTGTTTGCAAGAACACGGGTCTGGTCAGCGGTAAGGCTGATGTTTGCAGTGTATGTCCCATTGTAGTTATCAGTAATGGCGAGACTGAAAGTCTGTGCGGCTATAACTGCTCCACGCTGAGGCAGGCACTGCGCAGACACGCCGTTTCCAATACGTGTAGCGGTACCCCCTGAAACAAACGCTGAAGTTGTTGGCCCCGAAACTTTAAACGAGGTTGGAGTAGCTGCCGTGATGTACGCCCCAGTAAGGTTATACTCATCTGGAGACATGCCTGAAATAGTGACGCGATCTCCCACCGCAAACTTGTTGTTTGCAGTATAAGTAACGGTTGCTCCAGTACCTGAGGCACTAGTAATTGCGGCACTCTTTCGCACAAATCCACCAGACACGTATGTGCCCGTAACGTTGCTTGCAACGGTAAACGAGGTCGGAGTAACTGCGGTAATAACGGCGTTAGTCAGGTTGTACACCGCAGGTGTGGCTTCCGTAATAGTAACTGGCTGACCAACAACGTAGTTGTTTGCCGCGGTGTATGTCACCGAACTGCCTGTAGCCGTAATGTTTGTAACCGTTGCAGACAAGTACAGATTAGCAGTGAAAAGAACGCTCTTGTAGTACGCAACTCCCTGGTAAGCAGTAAGCTCATCTCCCTGGGTAGGCCACTCGACAGGTTGACCCCCGTATGTGGGCTCTGGGAGATCAACGCGCTGTGGGTACGACCGATCGTCCACTTCCTGGGGCTTGTAGACGGGAACGTAGCGGCCAGTGGCCAAAGAAATGCGACGAAGACTAAGTACATCAATCTTGTACATACCAATGCCCAGATATGTACAAAGTTCTCGGTACTGCTCACGTCGAGTCTGCACCATCTCCATAAGCTGGCGATAACGCTCAGCACGAGGAATCGTAACGCCGTCTGGAGCCTGAATGTCAATATCAAATGCGGAGTCTGTGGCTAGCGTGTAAAGAGCGAGTGTTACAGCGTAGATTGCTACGGGGTATTCTTCAATAACTGGAATATTAGAAATCGTGATCTTTCTACCCAAAGAGTCTGTAGTACGGCCCGTGTGCTGAACTAGCGCGTCATTAACGAGAGTGTTCATTTCAGTCTGGGTAAAGTAGCGGTAGTAGTTACCGCTAACAGTGAACTCATCCCCATCGGCGGGTAGGACATCCGTTACAAGAACTCCCGTTGATTCTTCAACAGAGCATGCGTTAGAGATGTCAATGCCGTTTTTAAATACCATTACGCCATCTGCATCAAGTGGCGAGTAGTGAAGTTTAAATCTGTTGGTAGTGCCGTCGGCAACAAACTGCGTGACAAAGGACTTACCAAGGTCACCGAGCTCTACACGAACACGGTCAATCAGGCTTGCGAGGGTGGCCATAAATCCTCCGAAGATTCTTTCTATTCATTTTCTCGTATAAAGCGTGGGATTACATAGCAAAAGTCCGTCCTGCTGGTGAGGAGGGCAGTACCAGCAGGACGGACAGTCTTTAAAAGAGGTTAACTAGCTTTCCAAACATAGCCAAGCCCCTCGAGGTAAGTCGCAAGTTCCTTTGGAACCGAGTACTTAACTCCAGCTTTAAATGTGTAGTTTTGTGGGGTACCATTTACTACACCATAAGTCATGTCTTCAATGTCGTGGTGGGTACGAATGACCACTTTTTCATTCTTCAAAGCAACTCCAACCTCTTCAATCTCATCGATCAAAATGGGCTTATCGGGGTTCTTTGGGTCAAAGACTGCTGTCTCAAGCAGCTCCTCTTCAGCAGCACGGGCAAAAGACATCTCGTCTTTGCGGTCTGCGAGCTCCTTGGCGTTCTTTTTTGCAGCTTCTTCGGCTGCACGGCCTGTTGCGTCCATAGGACTAGTTGGTTTATTTGCCACGATGTTTTCTTCCTTGTTAGTTATTTTGTTTGTGTTGGGGGGCCAGGTAACCCTGACCCCCCTCGACTGGTTTACTTAATTGGTGTAAACCTTGTTGATCGCGTTGTCGGTGATGATACCAAGACCCCAGATCGAGTACCATGCGAGGGCGTGCTCACGACCGAAGTCGAGAACGCCACCATCACGGAGCTCAACAGGGAGCGAGATAGCGTGACCGAATGCGTTGTCACCAATCATGATCGACTCATAGACATCGGCACTGTAGCCCGAGCCCGAGTTGATGTTGTTGGTGTACTCAGGGTTACCACCGAGACCAGGAGCCGTGTTAGCGGTTACGTCGCTAATCGAACCCTGGTTTGCGGGAGCACCCTGGCGGGAGGTGTAGTCGAAGCTACCGTTAGCAGCAAGCTTCTTAACCTGCGTGGTCTCGATGAATACAACGTCGTAGAGACGACCGATTTCACCGAGCATGAAGTTACCAGGAGCAGCGTACTTTGTAACTTCAATGAACTCAGGGTTCGAGCGAAGGTCACGCGACTGCTTCGGGTGGATGAACTGCACAAAGGTTTCACCAATTCTCGGGATGTTCTTTGAAGCAAGAACCAGGGCCGAGTCCTTAATGGCGGCCGTGGTCAACTTGTGGTTACCATCCAGGGCGCTGATGCCAGAAGCAACCGAGCCCTCGTCGTAGTTGGTGAAGGCACCGCCATTGATACCAGTGCGGTCGTAACCGAACGAGGCAGACGTGGCAGCCGAAAGCGTGTCACGAGCCTGGATGTCCAGATACTGGGCCATGTGACGACCAAGGAGGCGCGAAGCCGAAGCCATGATGTCGTCAAACGAGCTGTTAAGCAGGAGCTCCGAGACAGCCACGGCATAGCCGTGCTCTGCAACGGTAATAGCAATCTGCTCAGCCGTAAGGGCGTTGGTGGTCATGCGGACACCTTCGGTCAGCGGAGCGGGGTCCACTGCGAAGTTTTTGTAACGAAGGAAGTTAACGCGAAGACCAGGCGAGACGCCAAGTTCCGTCTTCTTAACTGCAAACTGCTCGAAGCGAAGAATAGGCATCGCCTGGAACAGAATTTCCTTCGACCAGATGGTCTGAATAGCCTGCGAGAGCTGGCTGTTCGAACCTGAATAAGCGGTAGGTGCAGATGCGAGCTGCGACGAACCAGTAATAGCTGAAGCCATTATTTTACCTTTCGGTCGGTTAGGTTAGGTTGGTTGAATTACCCGAACAATCCCTGTCCACGGTTATTGCCATTGTTGCCAAGAAGCTTGGCACGGTTCTTCGCATAGTCAGCCAGTGACATGTTAGAGATGTCATTAGGTGAAAACGAACGTTGCTCCGAGTCATTGTCGAGGGGTCCAGAGGCAGGAAGCGTAGCACGCGTTCCTACCATTTCTTTTCGAGTCTGCTGCGATGCGGCTGCAACAGATTCAAAGATCTTTGCACTGCGTTCCTTTAGGCTCGCAATACTTTGCTCGATTTCTTCCCGAGTATTACCTGAAATAAGGTCAATCAACTCTGGAATAATATTTTCCCGCTCAGCTTCGAGTCTCTGCTGGCGGTATTGGTTAAGCTCTTGGAACTCACGTTCACGCTGCAAAAGGGCAATCGCCTTTTCGCGTTCCATGCGCTCCTGCTCAAGCTGAGCTTGGAACTCCTGCTCTTTTGTTTTCAAAAGAGACTTAAAAGACATCTCTTCTTCTTCTTGAGCTTTTTGTTCTGCAAGGCGTTGAGCCTCACGCTCCTTGCGTCGAGCTGCACGATCAGCCTCAACAGCTGCTCGTTCATCACGTTCCTTTTTAAGGACCGCCAACTCTTCCTGGAGCTTCTCTACTTGAGGATAGAGCTTTGCTTTTTCCTGCGATCTTGCCTTGGCGATATCCTCGGCAGTAAACGCGGGACCTGATTGTGATACTGTTTCTGCCGCTTCGGTAAAAGCGTCAAAATCTCCAGTAACATCTGTTGCTTCTGCAACCTCGTTATTTTCATCCATTATGAATCTCTTTTCATTCTCTTGGTCGTTTTCCGAATTAGTAGCACATGACCTTCACTGTTGAAACAAGTAAAATGATGTATTTTACTATTTTGTTCCTTAATTATATGATTACATGTAATTAAGACTTAGTCTTTGTCAACTGTTCGTTTAGCTGGAGGGTTATCTCCATATGCTTCAGTCACCAAAGAATTTCTAATTTGATCCTGGGCTTGAATGTTGGCCTGTGCTGCCATTGCATCTCCCTGCGGATCGGGGCTTTGTCCCTGAGGTCCAAGCTGACCGTCGCCCATAACGTCTCCATCGCCCATCATCATCGGGTCAATTGGGGTGGCTGTTCCATCAGGGCCAGCCATCATGCCAGTCATGTCCATGATTTGTTTTTGAATCTGTACCCTAACTAGGTTGAGGGCCCCCTCAGACTCAGCATCATCACGAAGTTCTGCGCGAATTTCTTCGAGCTTTTCATTCGGGAACTGCTCACCCAAGGCACGTAGTGCGCCCTCTTTGGATTCAAGTCCCATAGTCATCTTCTGTTGGAGCTCGTTAAGGAGAACGATCTTATCCAGGGGAAGAGGAGGGGGGAAATGGGTAAAAGTAATATATGTCAAAGGATCATTTGGATCAAGCTGTTGTACTTGCCCCTCAGCCAATGCCCCATCAATCTCGGGGTTCCAAATAAATGTCTCTGGCTCTTTTACTGCAAGCGTAAGAAGAACTAGCTCATTAATCTGCTCTAAGCCCTTGCCGTACTGCGCCGACTTCTGGGCCCAACGGTTCATAAGTGGCTGGAACTGAATAGCAAGTGCAACCCCTGAAGTGTTAGATACGGGGATCGCTTGACCAAGGGCAGACTCTGGGATGTTCATAAGCTCGTGCATTGAGCGCTTTAGCATCTCTAGATACTGCAGAGCACCTTGGATTCCAGAACCGCCACCTTCAAGATTAAAAACTTGAGCGTCTTTGGGAAGACCCCCCCAAACTTTCTTTGCGCCCTTTTCGAGGTTAGAAGCTTTAGCTCCCACAATGACGGTAACAGGAGCCGCATGGTAATTGATGATGTCTGCAATATCCGTAGAGATCTCGTTATACGAGCGGTTGATCGTAATGATGTCATGAGCGTCAGAGAGACCCCAAGGAGAACCAGATACTGGGATATTAGGAATATGCACCACAGGAATGACACCCAAAGGATTTGGGCGAGAGTCAATAAGCTCATCGTTAATGTACTCCTCGATGATGTCATCGGTAAGGATCTCAGTATATGTAAAAACCTGGCGAGTTCCTTCAAGGGAAGTTCCCCAGAAACGGTACTTTTGCTTAAATCTAAGTAGGCGGCTACGGTCGTGGGGGTGAAACTCGGGGAAACAGAAAGCGGGATTCAAAGGAAGAATGCGCACACGTCCAGGATGCCCACGGCCAATAGCATCTTCCCAAGGCTCTTCATATGCAACTTTAACAAAACAATCACCTGTAATGCCGCCAGTTTGCGACATTTCAAAAAGAACTCTCTTACGATCGTTGTCTATATCCCAAACGCGCTCAAGACGGTCAGGAACAATTGCTTCTGTGTATTTAGGGGAGCGAAAATGCACTCCATTACCAAAAGTAAATCGAGTTAAGTAATCAATAAACGCTCGGTAATAGTTTACCGAAATCTGCATTTCGCCCTGCTCACGGCGGTAGCCCCAGTGGTGACCAAGGTACATAGCCCAGTTAAGCGAGTAACGGTTTAGACGAGGACCGTGGACCTCAAATTCTTCGTCAGCAAGTTCTACAAGCCCAAGAGGGGAGATGCTGATTGTAAGGTCGGATGAGGACGCCCTATAGCTAGGGGGAGAAAAGTCAACAAAAGACATTACTTCTTTTCCTCATGCGTCTTGTGATGGTCAGAGTCTTTACCATGCTCATGACGGCGGCGCTCTTCTATCCGCTCCTTAGCATGCTCCATAATCATCTTACGGCGTGCAATTTCCTCGGAGTCTTCGAACTTTCCGCCAAGCTCAAGATATCGGCGGTGTACCCAGTGAGATGCCCCAGGGGATGGGTAGATACGGTACTTAGCTTTAGCTTGTCCTACAACCATAGCGTAAAGCTTTTCGTTAATCGGTACGTCTGCCATAAGATCTCCTCAACTGTCTGCACCTACCCCCACCCTACTAATTGCGGATGGGGATAGGTTGCTAAACAGTATTAGTCGTTAACGACGGTTGGGTTGAGACGGTTCATGCGACCACCCGAAACAACCTTGGTCTCAACAACTTGCTCCGCGTTGTTTGAAAACGAACCGTGAGCAAATTCACCGAGGAATGTCGGTGCCTCAATCCACGAAGCCGAGCCAACGTGAGCACGCTCGCTCAGCGTCTCCGCAGCGGGCTTCTGCCACACGGGAGCGTTACGGTTTGGACGACCAGGAGCAGCAGCAAAACCACTCATGATGCCCTTCTGAAAATCAGTGGGGACATCGGTATCGGTGGCGATACCTTCTTCGAAGCGAAGCGGGCCGCGACGCTCCATATTTCCAGCACCCTTCATTTCGTACATCTGAGGTGCACGTTCGGGGAACTGGGGTGCAGGTGCAATACCCATGGGGAACTCCTTAATAAACGGAAATGGAAACTCGAGTTATTTCCAATAAAAGTTTGACGCAGTTTACAACAATTTACATAGCAAACTCGACTTTATTAGAAGAACGCAGAACTGCTTACCTCAACCTCTGGCATGACTAATTCTTGAGTTAAAGAACACGCAATGGCTAGGCTGTCTACAAAATCATCGTGTGCATACGCCTCGTTGGGAGCCGCAACAGTAAAGTTGGGACCTTTGTATTGCACCTCAGCATCAATCATTTGTTGGTAAAACCTTTT